AAGAGACGTACAAAGAAATGATGCAAATGCGTCGGGACATCAGAGCTAAACGTGAACAGTTGATCTACCGACAGAGACGAAGACAACGAAAAATGCTAGATGTATCAGCAATAGTTACGGGGTTACTTGTTTCTGCTGGGATTGTCTGGACTACCATTAGTATTATACAGGGGTTGAATAATGGATGAGTCTGCAAAACAAATAGTTGATGTCATGAGTGTTGGTACTATGCTAGGCACTCTTGGTGCAATGCTACCGCCTATATCTGCTCTGTTTACTATTGTATGGGTAGGTATACGTATATGGGAAACAGACACAGTACAGAACTTTAGGAACAAAAACTAACATGTGGACAGCACTTATTGGCCCTATAGCTGGACTTGCTAAGAACTGGATTAACAACAGACACGAGCAGTCACAAGCTAAACACGTAGCTAAGATGGAAGTTATTAAGAACACGGCTACGTGGGAACAAGAGATGGCTGCTGCCAGTGCTACTTCGTGGAAAGACGAGTGGTTTACTGTGGTACTGTCGTTACCTCTGTTAGCTGTGTGTTACGGAGTTGCTATGGATGACTTGAGTATTATGCAACGTGTAGGTTTAGCTTTTGTTGAACTAGATAAATTACCTGAGTACTACCAGTACTTGTTGTACGTTGCAGTCACAGCCAGCTTTGGCATACGTGGTGCTGACAAGCTGATGCAAATAAAGGGTGGTAAGTAACAATGGTTATGGAAACGTATTACCCTTCAGACTTTGAGGATCAGGACGATTTTGATAGCTTTTTACGAAGGTTTATAGATCAGTGGCACGCCGGGGTGCCTTCTTCTCAATACTTTGACGCAGCGCCGCCACGAGAATATCTTGAATCTATATTAGGTCCACTCCCAGCGGGTGCTGAGGAGTACCGCTATAGTGACTTAAATGATAACGGAACAAACGACCTTTATGCCGTAGATGCTAACGGTGACCCACATACTGTTTATTCGTACGATGACAATAACGAGGTTGAATCAACAGTCTACACCGACTACCTCAGAGACACTATTTACGGCGGTGTTGCACCACAGACTTGGGAAGACGTAGAAAGAATACTTAAGGCAGAGGGTTACGACGACGAAGCCATAAAAGAAGTTAGAGGTAGCATCAAATGCCTCACCAAGGCTAATGAAATAAAATGCGACACCGAAAAATTCCAAGGAAGCGTAGTTCTAGCAGGAATTCTTAATAACAGCGGTTACGACGGAAGCTGGTGGGACGTAAGACCTACAGCGGGTCAGCCGTGCCAAACTGATGACGGAAAGCAAGGAGAGTACGACACAAATGGCGGCTGTACTCCTAATGAGTATCAGGAAGGGGATAGCTGCCCTACGGTTCCTAACGGACCTAAAGATGGTATTATAGAAAACGGTGTGTGTGTTGGCGGCGATGATGATGACTCCGACACTAGTTGTATAGTTATTAATCAAGAAAACGCTGACGAGTGTGGATTTGTAATTGACGAAAACGGAAACTTACTAGACAAGGGGGATAGAGACCCTGACGAAGACTCTGTAGCACCTTTTTACACTAATTGCGGGGGTGGCATTTTTGCAGAAACAAAAGAAGATTGTCCTGAAATGGAAGGAACAGGAACTGGAATTGGGAACTGTTCAACCATTAATGCTGAAAACGCTGACGAGTGTGGTTACGAAATAACCAGCGATGGACAGCTAATTCCTAAAGATTTAAGTGGTGCTCCAGGAGATTACCCTAATTACGATAATTGCGGTAATGGTGTTTTTGTACTTGAAGGTACTGAGTGTCCTGATGTTCCAATAACTTACTCAGAAGAAGAACAAAACACAGCAGAAGCCATCAGGGATTGGGTTGAAGGCAAGATAGGCGAAGTCAAGGACATGACTGTAGATGACGTTTTAGACGTTATCTTTGGTGGTGACGCTTGGGACCCTCAGTGTAAAGACGAAGGTGATCTTTCAAATTGCACAGGCACTGACGGAACTCAAGGAAACAAGTGTTGGAAAGACTGTGTAAACATTAGTGTTCTTGCCGGTATTCCCGGCTTGCCTATGCCTCCCGGCGCTGTAGACATTGGTACGGTTAGAGACTTAGAAAACACAGCAAACGACATAGGCACTACTATTGGAAACATTTTAAACCCCGACACAACCGACGAAAGTTTTATACAGCAAGTAAAAGATTGGGTTACTGGTAAAATTGACGGTATTTTTGGTAACGTAGACGATGTAACCCTTGAACAAATTACCGGATGGATTACAGGAACTTTAGGTAGTGTACTTGGTAGTTTAATACTAATTGAAACAGCAGATGCAACAAACACAGTTACTACCAAAATTAATGAAATATTAGGTCTTCCTTTAACAGACCCTGAAGACGAAAAATGCATTGAAACAGAGTACTTTGAAGCAAACAAAGAAAAGTGTACTGCTTTGGGTTATGTTGACTGTGATGGCGCTTTAGGCGAACAAGGTCAAGAGTTAACTGGTGGAATAATAGGGCCAAACGAAACAACGCAAGGTTGTTCTGAAATACAAAACCCAGACATTGACACAACAAAATGTACAGAAGGAAGCCCTGATAACGATGGAAACTGTATTTGTTCAGATGGTACACCAGAAGACGAAGATGGTAATTGTCTAGACGATACTCCACTAACCCCAGAACAAATCTGTGAGGAAAAAGGTTTAACTTACGATCCTAGTGACTTAAACGCAGACCCTGATGGTTGTGTTAGAGTAGGCCCAGAAGTAAACCCAGAACAAATCTGTGAGGAAAAAGGTTTAACTTACGCTCCTACCGCTCCTGAAGAAGACAGAGATGAAGACGATTGTGTTTCTACTGTTATTTCTGATCAAAGATGTAATGACCCTAACGCTAAAAACTACAATGAGTTAGGAGAATGTGGCGAATGTGAATCAGGGTTTAGAAAAGACCCAAACACGAATGAGTGTAAACCTGACGGACCAACTCTTGATTGTACAACCATAACTTCAGAAAACGCAGCCGGTTGTAAAAAGAAGGACTGTGGGGGCGGTGTCTTTGTAGACGAGGGGGAAGATTGTCCAACTACAGTAAACCCTTGTGACAACCCACAGACAGACCAAGAAAAAAGAAACTGTAGTTGGGTTGCGTGTCCCGACACAGGTGCTTTACACCCGCCGGGAACAGATTTAAATACAGTTTGTGGTGAAAAACGAAAGTGCATAGACGGAAAAGAGCCAGATCCACAAAAAGGATGCCCAGAAGATTGGTGTGACGCTGCGATGACTATAGCACCAGACGAAAACGGTCAGTGTCCTTCAGACCCTCCGTTAGTAAAGTGTCCAGATGGTAGTATGGTCGCTAATGAAAAGGATTGTTACAAAGATACACTAATAGAGTGTCCCGTTAAAAGCGACAGACCCGGAACTATGGTTGAAAACATAGAAGACTGTTATGACTCTGTTACACTAATAGAGTGTCCAAAAGGTACTCCTAATGAAGGGCAAATGGTTGATGATAAAAGTAAGTGTGGTACTACTACTCCTTACACCTGCCCAGACCCTAACGCTACCACAAACGAAGACGGAAGCTGTGGCCCGTGTAAAACTGGGTACGCATACGACGGTGCTGCAGAACGCTGTGTACAGAGTACTACACCAGACCCTTGTTTAAGCGCAGACTACGCCGCAGCTAACCCAGAGCAGTGTGGCACTGGTGATTGTGTTGACTGTACTTGTGCTGAGTACGCCGCAGCTAACCCTGAAGAGTGTGGCACTGGAGGCGGCGGTGATGGCGGCGGCGATGGCGGTGGCGGTGGCATGTTCCGACCACAAGCAGGTGTTCCTCCGACACTAGGTGATCCACAGCTTCTCGCTAGAATGGAGTTTCCCATTGAAAACTTTTTACAACAATATATTGATGGACCTGATAATCAAGACATCAGCATAACCGGATTGTTTGAGGGCTTAGTATGACATATTTAAACATAGTAAACAACGTACTGAGGCGTTTACGTGAAGATACAGTAACTACTATAAGCGCCAACACGTACAGTGCTATGGTTGGTGACTTTATTAACGACGCAAAACAACTCGTGGAGAACGCTTGGGATTGGTCTAATCTCAGGTCTACCCTTACGATTACTACGGCTGCTGATGACTACACGTACTCACTGACGGGCTACCAAGACCAAGGTAAAGTACTCAGTGTTATTAACGACACATCTAACCTCGTGATGCAGTATCAGTCTAAGGATTGGTTTGACGATAAGTACTTAATTAACACACCTGCTTCTGGGGAACCTCAGTACTACACCTTTAGCGGCATAGATGGTTCTGGTGACGCACAGATTGATGTGTACCCTAAGCCTGACGGTGTGTACTCTCTGAAGGTGCACAGTGTAATCAGAAACGTAATCTTGAGTAGCGACTCTGACACACTGGCTATTCCTAATCAGCCTGTGATACACATGGCAGTAGCTCTGTTGGCTCGTGAACGTGGTGAAACAGGCGGTACATCTACACCAGAGTACTTTGCTCTTGCTGACAAGTATTTGTCTGATGCAATTGCTCTGGACGCACAGAAGCACCCTGAAGAAACTATTTGGTACACACCCTAGGAGTACGTATGGCACAGCCACTACAAAGTATTAACTTAGTTGCTCCTGCGTTCCAAGGGATCAACACAGAAGACTCTCCGCTTGCACAGGATACGTCTTTTGCTGAAGTTGCCGACAACGCAATTATTGACAGGCGTGGACGTTTGGCGTCACGTAAGGGTAATGCTGTTGTTACTACAAACAAGACTGTACTAGGTGCTGACTACCTGCACAACGTACACGAGTTCTACGACAGTGCTGGTAACGAAGTAATCTTTAGCACTGGTAACAACAAAATTATGACAGGCACAACTACACTGGTTGACGCTACGCCGGGGTCATATACGATCAGTGCTAACGATTGGAAGATAGTTAACTTTAACGACAAAGCGTACTTTTTCCAGCGTGGTTACGATCCTTTGGTATACGACAACGCTAACGGGTTACGGACGTTTACTGTAGCAAACAGTAGTTCAACAAACGCCACGTTTAAAGCACACGAAGCTATTGCGGCATTTGGTAGGTTGTTTATTGTTGGTAACGCAACTGATTACAACACTATTTACTGGTCTGATTTACTAGACGGCACTAAGTTTACTGGAGGGTCTAGCGGATCTATTGACGTATCTAAGGTGTGGCCTAACGGGTTTGATAAGGTAGTAGCTCTAGCGGCACACAACGGTTTTCTAGTTGTCTTTGGTGAAAACAACACAATAGTCTACGGTGGTGCAGACAGCCCTGCGTCTATGACGTTGCAGGACACTATTCCGGGTGTTGGCTGTGTAGACAGAAAGAGTGTACAAAACATAGGAACAGACTTGTTGTTTCTAACACAGACAGGACTAAGGAGCTTGGGACGGGCTGTTCAAGAGAAGTCCTTGCCTATTACTGATCTGAGCAGAAACATCAAGCAGGAACTGATTGCTAACGTACTGGCTAAAACAACGCCTGTTAGCACAGTGTATAGTCCTGAAAACTACTTCTATCTTTTGTGCTTTCCTGACCTAAACCTCGTGTACTGCTTTGATGTACGAGGCAAACTGGAGAACGGTGCGTACAGGGTAACACGGTGGCCTAGTGTAGACTTTAAGTCTTTTCACAGGGACAGAAACGGTGATGTATACATAGGCACTACGGCTGGCCTAGGAAAATATGACAACTACTTTGACAACGGTAGCATCTATAGATTTAGGTACTTTAGTCCTGGCTTGAGCTTTGGTGACCCATCTAAGATTAAGATGCTAAAGAAGATTAGACCTACGATCATTGGTGGTAACAACGCAGACATCTTTCTCAAGTGGTCTTACGACTTTGAGACAGCAACTAACACTAGCACTTTTAGAACTAGTAGTGCTACTCCCGGTTTCTTTGGGCAGTCTGAATACAACGTAGCTGAGTACTCTGAAGAAGGAACAGTTATTAGTCGTTCTTCTATTAACACAACAGGCTACGGTTCAGTAATCAGCGTTGGTCTTGAGACAGACATCAACGGTTACGCACTGTCCTTACAGGAAATGAATGTACTAGCACTAATAGGTAAAACGCTATGATGACAAATTACAATAAAAACAAAGGTACTTACTAATGAGTCTTTTAAGTGATCTTATCCCCAGTGACATTGAAGACCTGCTGACTGCTGACGTTACTCAAGCAACAGCGCCTGATGTATCGTTCCAACCGTTTACTGTAACTGGTCCGTCAGGAACGATTAAAGCAGATACTGAAGGAACCCAGTATTCTCTAGGAACCACAGGTCAAGCACTACAGAGTGCGCTAGAATCTCAGGCACTCTCTAGGTTTACTGGGCCTAATGTTGGTCTTGGCTTAGACGCCGCTGGTCAACAGTTGTTAGGCATGGGCCAACAACAGCTAGGTATGTCTCCTTTTGGTCTCGCTGGTCAACAACAGGCGGCACAACAAGCGTTTGGCTTAGGTGGTCAGTTCATGGGCCAAGCTGGTATGCCTATGGCTGGCAGAGAACAAGACGTCTATGATCGCATTAGAGCTACACAGCTTGGTGAAGAAGAGAGACAGAGGCTTGCCTTAGAAGAGCGTTTGTTTAACCAAGGTCGTGGTGGTGTACGTACAGCTATGTTTGGCGGCGCACCAGAGCAAATGGCGTTAGCTAAGGCTCAAGAAGAAGCACAGAACCAAGCGTCTCTCATGGCTATGCAACAGGCACAACAGGAACAACAACAACAAGCGGCTATGGGTGCACAGTTTGCTGGCTTAGGCTCTGGCCTAGCGTCACAACGGCAAGCACTAGATGTAGCACAGCAAGCTAGGGCTATGCAAGCACTACAAGGCGGTATGGGACTGATGACAGGTGGTCTTGGGTTAGAACAGGGTCAGCAACAGATAGGCTTAGGAGCGCTTCAGGGCGCTTACGTGCCACAGGCGGCTATGCTCTCTGCGTTCTCTCCTGCACTCAACGTGGCTAGTTTGTCTGACGTTGCACGTAGGCAGCAAGGTGAGCTTGGTCTGGAAACACAGATGGCTAACATTTCTGGTGACGTAGGCCACAGGACAGCACTAGCTAATATGTACGCTGGTTTGTACGGTGGTCTTTTGTCTGCTGGTGGTAGTTTGCTTGGCAAGATTTTTGATTAGAGGATAAATAAGATGGCTTACAATACTGGTGGAATGTTAGCTGAAACAGGACTAAACGTAGGGAAACTGATCGGAGGAGGCTTTGCTGACTTAGGTGCTGGCATAGGCACTGGCGTCGGCGGCATGATGACTCGTCGCAGGGAAAGACAGGGAGCGCAGAACGCACAACAGCAGTTCCAGCAGATTGTTGGCGCTTATAAAGATGATCCTGTTGGAATGATGCGTGAAGCTCAGAAAGCAAAGCTGGATCCTGATACAAACATTCAACAAATGGGTGATATGTTGATGGAAGAGGCCAAGCGTTTGACAGCTTCACAGACTAAAGCTAAAGAAAAAAAAGTAGCGGATACAACGGGAAGAGGCGAAGGAGAGTTAATGGCTCTCGCTAATGATCCTAAGTTTAATTTGAATGACCCAAAGATGCGTAGTGGTTTTATAGGAATGGCTGATTCTTTTGGTGTTTCTCGTAAAAGGGCGATGGAGATTGCTTTAAAAGCCCGTGAAGACGCCGAAAAAGGACAGAGCGACAGCGATTACCGCAAATCTGACGAAGTTATTGTAAGGGACTCAAAAGGTAATAAGTTTATTCAGTACAGCATACAAGACATTAGTGACCCAACCTCCACGCCTGTTATAAAATACGTGCCTATTGGTGATGGGCCAGACAAACCAGTAGGGGACACTACTATAATAAGCATAAGAACAGGTGCTGGTGCTTTTGATAAGCCGGGGATAGCTGGAGAGGTTAGGACAGAACAGCAATTTGCTGATTTAAAAGTAGACGCTACCGCACAGCTTCCAGAGTTAATATCGCAATCACGTATCTTAGATGACGCCGTAGCTGCGTTAGATACAATGGAATCTCAAGGTCTTCCAGAGGTTGTTGTAAATACAATACGGAAAGAATTTGGTGTCCAAGACCCAGACATTGCTGAGTACGAAATGCTAGTAGGTGAGTTGATGTTTTCTCGCTTGAAGCCTTTATTTGGCGGTGTTATTAGTGAGGGCGAAAGAGAAGCTATTATGGGCTTGTACAACAACATGAAAAGAGGTAACCCCGCCAACAAAAGAATTTTAATGCAGCTTCAGGAAAAAGTTAAAGAAACTATTGTTAAATCTAATCTAATACGAAGAGCAGGTTCTTTTGACGATTATAATATGTCACTAGATCGTATGTATCCTACAGAAGAAGAAAAAACAGAACAAAACGTAGTAGACTTTAGCGCTCTGCCCACTCAAGGATAAATAATGGAAACTTATACTGTTACTTTACCTAGCGGGTTACAAATTCAAAATGTGCCTGCAGGAACAAGCCAAGAGGTTTTGAAAGATAGGTTAATTTCGGCAGGAAAAGCTACACTTGCTGATTTTGAAGTTCCTTCTGAAACACCAGACCCTGCGCCTTTCCCTACACTAGAACCTAATTCAGTTGATAGTGAAAGAAAACGAGGGTCTACGGTAGGGACTACCGGAGATGGTACGTCTATTGCGGATGTTGGTCAGTACTTAAAAGAAAACTTAGAGTTAGCTGGTGGAGTCGGAGGCGGTGTTGCGGGAGCAATACTAGGATCACCTGCTGGTCCTATCGGGTCTATGGCGGGTTCTATGCTTCTAAGTGCTATAGGAACTGGTGCTGGATCTCTTGCTTCTGACGAGCTAAAAGGAGAAGACCTTAACTACGCTGAAGCTATGAAAGAAGCCGCAATATCCTTAGGATTTGACGTAGCTACTTTAACGGCTGGTAAAGTTCTTAAGCCTGCTTACGTTTTGGCTAAGAAAAAATTAGGGTTTACTCCAAAAGAAGCCGCAGAGCAGTTGGTTAAGGAGCTAGAGCCAGCAGTCGGTACACAGGCGTCATTAAAGGCTTCTCAAGAAATACTTGAGGAAGGGGGTGCTACCCTTACGCCTTCACAAGTAGGCGCTACTGGTCTTCAGCTAATCTCAGAAAAAATTGGGAGGATCGGGATAATTTCTGGTGGTAAGTTTGACGCTAATGCTAAGTTGGTAAACGAGGCTGTTCAAGACGGGTTAAACGAAGTTGTAAACCGATTAAGCGTTAACTCTTCAGGCACTCCTATTGAGTTAGCAGAGAACCTAATGAGTGTTATTGACGCAGGAAAACAAGCACTAAACAAAAACTATGGGGATGGGCTAGACGAACTTGCGGCACTAGCACCCTCAGGCGCTCGTTTTAACGTGGGAGAGCATATTTCAGCAATAGATAGATTTTTGGCTACAAGAACTAAAGACGGAATTGTGGATTTAGATCCAGCGGCGGTGGCTTTTATTGAGCAAAACCTGCGCCCCATGACGGGAAATAATCTAGCAAGAGGTGTCGGCCTAGATGCGCTGGTTATATTAGATAAACAAATGACTGCACAAATTCGTCAGAAATTTGGTACTCCGGGAACACAATCGTTTAACGCAGATGCGGAACGCCAGTTAGCACAGTTAGCTGAAGAAATGCGTAACGCAACATATAACTCCTTACAAAAAGTAAATCCTGAGTTAGCTTCTCAATATAAAACTTTAAAGGAGGCTTTCGCTTCTGGGAGACAGGGACTATTACCCAAACTTAATGACAACTTTGTAAATCAGGCCGCAAAAGGCAATTACTCCGCTTTAGGAAATACCTTAGCTAATGCAGGAAACGCCAGCCAGATTTTAGCTTTTAAGAAAAGTATGCAAGAGGCTTTTAAGCAAATAGAGAAATCAGGTGCAAAAACAGCAGGACAGTTTATCGCATATGAAGAAGCTGAAGCTCTTTTAAAGAAAGGTTTTTTGGAAAAGTTATTTCCTGAATTAAGCACTGAAGCGTTTAACATTGATAAATATAGTAACTTGGCTCGTAGACTGTCTTCAAAAGGTGAACAAGAAAGATTTAGGGCTGTGCTGGGTTCTGACTTTCCTAGGGTAAAACAGCTTATCAACCTAATGGCAGAAGCCTCAACTAAGCCGTCTGGGAACATTGGCGAATTAGCAATGCGCTCAAAAGAATATCAAGCAGGACGAACGGTAGCTCAAACAGCACTTGGTATTGGCACAGCGGCCCAAGTAGGAGGAGGCATGGGGATGGGTGCTGGTGCTGCCATAATCTTAACACCCATGTTTCTTGCTAAGGCGGCTTTGAATCCAGCCCACGTAAATCGGTTAATCGCTTTTCATAACAAAGAGTTCAAAGACAGTGCCGCTATGGAAGCCGCCGCCTATAGCATCATGGGTAGTGTATTAGACGCTATGACTGATGAAGAGCAAGCAGAGTTTAGAAATGCTATACGAGAAGGTACATTACAATGAACGACGATAAGCACACAGTAAGCTACACACCCCACGACTACCACAGTATGTGTCAGAAGTCAAAGGACAGGGTACGTAAGATGCAACAAATGGGAATGACTACGCCCCATGACCCAAAAGACAAGCCAGAGGACGTAGCCAAAGAGGACAGAGGTTACTCAATATTCTTCATGTCATAACTCACAGTTGTTCCCTGTGCAAGCCAGTTGTTGTGACCCCTCAGTCATATCGCTGGCCTCTTCTATATCCCACGATATTTCCTTTGGAAAGTCCTTGACAAGCTGGTTGTACGTCTTCTTGTCCACAGGCTCATAAGGTGCTTGCTGGTACGTGTGGTCTGAGTAGGGCAGGAAGCTAATCCCTGACACCTTATCAAACTTGTTGTACAACCACTGTCCCACCTCCAGAAACTCATCGTCACGGTAGTAGCAAGTCATTGACGGCTTGTGTTCACACCACTCATCCTGGTATATCTCCCACAGATCCAACTGCTCCATAGCACCCATGTCTGAGGCTGTCACAGCGCCATCAGGAGACGCTATAGGGAAGCTGAATACCCTAGTACTGGGGGACATAACATCGTCCTCCACAGGGACACCAGCGGCCTCTAGGACAGCGCAAAGCGGGTCACGAGAGTCTGCCCTAACTCTGCGTATGTATTGAGCAGAATAACGAGGATGAATCCCACTAGCAGAATCAACCAACTGACTAACAGTGCCTGAAGGCTTAACAGCAGTGATAGCGGTAGATACGTTGATACCTAATCTATCAGCCCATACTTTGTTAGTCTTGATTGCTTCTTGTCGCATGGTTCTGAGCCACTTTTTGAGTTCATTTTTGTCTCCTCTACCTGAGAGCGTTGGGTGGTCCATGATACCCGTTAGTGACACCCCTAGTAACGCCTCATCTTCTGTGTTAGCTCTCCAGATGCTTCTCAGGTATCTGAAGTCAGTGAGGGTAGATTGAAGAGTCCCAAGGATAGTCGCAACCCGGACCTTTCGCTTGAGGCTGTTGAGTGTATCTTGTGGCCTAACAACAACCTCTGATAAGTTACAGAACTGGTAGGGTCTGAGGATGATTTCACTGCACGGGTTAGTTCCAAAATCAAAGGTAGCATCTCTTCTGTCATTTCTTGCAGCTTGTTTTTGACTTGCCACTCTGCTAAAGACACCTCGTTCGCCAGATCGTGATTCATATAAGCTGGTCCATTCATTTAAAAATGCCTCAAAGTCTGGTTTCTCTGTGTAACACGCTGAGTTGTTCGCTAGACCACGCTGGGGATTATCTACCCACCACTGTCCGTGCTTGCAACGTCGGAGTCTATCGTCTGTGAGGTTACTGAGGCTGATGAGGGCGCTTCTCCTGACTCCTCCGACGACGACGATTTGAGCAATCTTGCAGCAAAGATCGTGGCACTCAATGGAGCTAAGTTTTCGTCCAGATGCTGCCTTAAAGAGTTCAACTGTAAACTTGAAGAGATCAACGAGAGGTTCTGGACCACTTGCACGACCTCCGAAAGTTTTAAGTGCGGCACCTGCAGGTCGTACTCTACTAATGTCCCACTGGGGAACTTGACCTGAATACAGCAGTGATACCAGTTCCCTAAACGATTTCGCCCATCCGATCTTTGAATCCGCAACATTAATAACTGTATCGGTTGCATGAAACTCCTCCGCTACCTCCGGTAACTTCTGTACGTACTGTCGTTCTACTGAGTACCCCACACCTGTGCCACACATGAGCACGTACATCATCTCATCAAATGCTTTAGGGTGGTCAATAGGTAGGTAGCTACAGTTAAACCCTGCTACGTTGTCACGGTCCAACGCCTCTCCTGCGGTCATCAGTGCTCGCATAGAGGGCATTACGTCTAGGTCGTGTATAGACTTGAATATCTCTGATACTTCAAAATCGTCTAGGCTCGCACGGTCTACCCAGTAGTTGACGTAACGGTTGACTGTTTCCTCCCACGTTTCCCTACGCTTTTCTTCTGGGTTGTACCTAGCGTACCGTGACTTGTGTATGTACTGTTGGTATGCGTCCATTTACTCTGTTACTCCTAGTGTCTCGTTGATGATTGCTTGTGATGCCATTTGTAACAGCATGTAAACCCCATCAGGGTACTGCTCGTTGGACGCTACTTCAAACATCTCTCCGTCCTCGTACATTACAACAGCTACCTTTACCTTACGTCCCTCCTCCTCGTGTTGTAACGCTTTGACTACAAAAGCCGACAGAAACTCTGACGTTGTGATTTCGTCCTTCCCTTCGTCTTTGTTACCAAACTTGCCTTCTACGACTTTCATGCGATCTCCTTAATTAACCATCCCAAATAGACTTGTGCTTTCTTGAGATCCTCTATGCCGTTCTTGTACTCGTATCTCCAGAGGTACTTTAAACAGTTGCCCTTGAGATAACCCTTGTACTCTTGTGGGTGCATAGACGCCTTGATTGCTTCAATGGCCTCAATAGCTCCCTTGTTGTAGTGATCTGGCTGCGCCACAGGATCGTGAGTATCTTGAGGGTGGTGCAGTTTACCGTAAACAGTTTTACTCGCTTTGTTCCACTCCTCTGGCGTTGCGTCGTTTAGAGATCCGTAGTCTGTCCATTCATTTTCACCACTGCTCTTCTGCATATTCTTCTTCCTCTAGCTCCTCTTGAAATTCGTCAAGTCTGCGTATGAGTTTGTCTTCAAATCTGTCCAGTATTTCTTCTGATGAAATCTGTAAGGACTCCAGAAGATCGTCAGGATCATACAACCGCAACAGCTTCTCCTTAATTTCTTCTAGTGTCAGAGACATAATCAACCAACTCCTTAAGTGTATCTATATTATACCATAAAATTTCGTGTTTGTCACACCACTCAGCCATAGTAAGTTTGGTGCTTTTGTTTACTTTCTGGTTAGGCTTCATCAGTACAAAGATGAGTTCTTGCGTCTCTGGGAGACACTTAGACACTGCTCTATACTTCTGCGTGTCTCCTGCACGAAAGTATCCTTTGCACTCAATGAGGTACGATCTACCTCTGTACTCGTACACAAAGTCTGGTGTGTACTTTCGTTCAATCCTGTACGGTACTTGGAACGGTTCGTAGCTAAAGCCAAATGGTTGTAACTGAGTTGCGACATCTTTTTCAAACCCCGACCTAAAGTTACCGTGCTTGGATTTCCGTGACTTTCGGCTCATTGAACACCTCTGTTAAATATCTTGGACCACTTGAGTACAGGAATGTTCTTACTCCGGGCCAGCAGGTAAACTTGTAGGGACAGTAGGAACAACCAACAGCGAGCTTTCTGTTTCCACTTTTGCCATCTGGTACGGTCTCGTGACAAACCTCCGGCCACTCTGGTTGCTCCACGAGCTTTTTTACGTGCTTAATGCGCTCCTCTATGTCGTAACCTATCTTCTCGTACACCGGAGCCTGTGTGTCAGCAGAGTCGTACATGAGGTACGTTAGGTGTCCGTTCTGCTTGTCCATTGCCAGCCATCCAAACTTTGTCTCGCCTTCTGAATGTGCATATCCCTTAATTTGAGCAACGTACCCAAACGGGTCATCATAAGCCAAACTTCCGTCTTTGAATTTTTTAAACCCAAAAGTGGAAGTACTTTTAATATCAGTGACGACACCATCAATTTTGCAGTCCATAGAGCCTGTAATACCTTGAACCTCACATTTCTTTTGTTCATCTGTAACCTCGTGTCCTGATAGTCTAGTGAGAAACAACAGCATCTCCTCAATCAGATGCCCGTACATAAACTTGACGTAAGTATTAGGGGTCATGTCCTCCTGTACGTCAGAGTTATTCACAGCGTTCCACAGGTAACGATCATCACGCCCGATGTTAGACATTCGTAACTTACGACCGTCACGCTTCTCTGTGAACAAGTTTGACATGAGTTTCTTACAGTTCTCACCAAAGCGGTCTATCTCTTCGTAGAGATCAACGTCCTCTGGTACTTCTTTGGTAGACACTACAGAGTAGATGTCGTCTACCAGTGAGTAAAGTTTTTTCATTTGTGTTGCTCCATGAGTTCAGACATAGCTGCCTGTGCTTGATCTGGTGTGCAGTTGAACCACTCACCTTTACGACCATACGTTTTCTCTAACAGGCTGTGTGCCGCTGACTCAGCAGATCGTCGGTCAGCCACAGACCAACAGGTGAACAACTCGTAATCTCTGAACGGTGAAGACGTTTGGTAACCGTTGAGTCTGTCCTCTGAGTCTATCGCCATGCCTACCTTGATCCACTCAGGAAAGTTAGGGTTGGTTATGATATACACCTGTCCTTCCTTGCTTAACTCGTACTTCGCTAGACTGTCAAAAGCTGCGTCAGTGAACGTCTTGTAGCGTCCGGGTTTGTGTAGCGGATGAGACTTTGGAATACGCTTTCCATTAACGTACATGGCTTTTTTGCTGTTGATTCTGCTGTTCTCGTTTTGACACGGTTTGCAGTAGGTTTCGTAACCTACTATTTTATGCTTATAAAACTCCTCCACTGGTTTTACTGTGTTGCACTTAGAGCAATGTTTTTCTTTCACGTTAATATCCTCAGTGGGTATCAGCCCAAGTTGCTCCCACTTTGTACTCTCCGTCAAGGGGGCATCTGAGGTCAAATGATAGGCCAGCCGCCTTGATGCACTCAACTGCGAGCCAACCGTACTTCTCTGCTTGTTCTGTAGCCACCTCCGATTGTATTTCGTCATGTACGTTCCCTATAAACTTGTAGTCAATCTTGTGCTGAGTAGCGTAATCATCTAAGAGAACCAAAGCCCTCTTCATAATGATTGCACCAGCGGCCTGTAGTAGCGTGTTCAGTGCACTATGTTCTGATCTGACCCAGAGTTTTCTTCCGTCAAGTCCAACGAGATAACCTTTCCTAGCAGCTTGTCCAACTCGTTCTCGTAGAGTTTCAAGAGAAGGTGTGTTTCGTAAAAAGCGCTCCCTAAGTTTGTTACCATCTTTAGCAGATCCTCCGACGATGCTTCCAATCTTTGCTGCTCCTGCTCCGTAGAGGAAAGCATATATGAAAGTCTTTGCCTGAGGTCTTGTTGAAAGCCCTGCAGCCTGTTGATTTCTGGTGTGAATGTCGTCTCTAAGCAAGACATCTGTAAACTCCTCATCGCCCATGTAGTGTGCGAGCATCCGTAGTTCTAGTCCACTAGCGTCAACACCCACTAGCCTCCGTCCTTCTGGTACAATCCAGCAGTCACGGCACTCTTTACCAAACTGTGAGTTAACTGAAGGAACCTGTGCCATGTTAGGTGTCTGGTGTGTCATGCGTCCTGTAACAGCACCGTTAGTTATTACTCTTCCGTGGACCCTGCCGTCCTCCTGTACGTGTTCTATCCACGACGATACTTGTGCGTAGCGCTTCTGTAGCAACAGGTACTCTAAGACCTGCACAGCCTCCGGTACATGTTTGTTCTCTGCCAGCGTTTTCTCGTCCACCTGCGGCCTGCCACTAGGCGTGAGTTCCGACCATACAGCACCCTTAGCTTCAAGTCGTTCAGCCACTTGCTGCCTTGAGCCGGGATTGAAGACCGTAACCTTATCCTTAAGGCGCTTGCCTGTCTTCTCAGACCACCTTTCCTCAACAATCGGTGGGAACACCCTCTGGAGTTCTTCCTCAATAGCATACATACTCTCCTTAAACTTGGCACACAGGATGTGGCACAGTCGCTGATCTAGTAGCCAACCGTTACGCTCCTGTCCCTGTATGACCCACTGTACCTCGTGTTCTAGATTAATGCTGTCCTGAGAAAACCCGTGTAGCTCCACCTGTAGCCGCTTGTACACCGCCTCAGTCAACTCTACGTCACGTATGCAGTAGTCAATCATCTGTGGTGTAAGCTGTGACCAATCCTCGTGGTCTCCCTTGGCGAAACCTAGGGTGTTTCCCCAGTTACGCAGAGAGTGTCCACCAGACCTGCTAGGGTCAGCTAGTCTAGAGAGGATTAGAGTGTCAGTGACCATGCTCCTGTCACAAGTAAAGTTCCAAAGACGCTCAAGTACAGGAACATCAAAACTAATTCCGTTGTGGAAAACAAACGTAGATTCTGCTTTACGTTGTACGTAATCCTTGAAATCTTGCTCATTACATATTACCTCCGATTCTCCGTTGTGTCGGCACACTGCACACCAGATGACACTAGCGTCCAGACCGTCTGTCTCTATGTCACAGAAGACTAGGTTCAAAACTCTGTCTCCGGCGGCGTAGGGTTAGCACACTCGTGGATACGTCCGGTAAACTTGTCGTACCGTAGCCAGCAGGCGGGGCCAGTTTCACCAGAGTAGCGATTCTTGAGTATTCTCACTGTCGTAGTGTTCCTGATGTCCTCATCTGGGTTTTGCTGGTCACGTTCCATACCTATGACAATATCAGACAACTGTGCGATGGACTGAGATCCACGCAAGTCCTGTAGACTGATGCGTCCACCGTCCTCGTGTGCTGTACCAGAGCTACGCCGTAGGTGCGACACTAGGAACAAAGTAATTCCTGTCTCTGCCACCAGTGTGCGTAGCTTTGTCATGATCTCATCTATAGCTTTTCGTTCGTCTCCGTTTTCTTGAGAAGAAACCACGATAGACAGGTGGTCAAGGATGATGTACCGACAGTCACAGGCTTTTGCCATGTGCCTGACTCTTGATAGTAACTCATCCGCTGAAGTTGACCCCCAGTGGTCAAAAAGATAGTACCTTCCAGATCCCATCGTTGCTTCCCAGTGCGGTCTAAGCTCATCAACAGGTGTATCCTCTTCCAAGTGTAGTCGTCTAGATGATGCCACCGACATAATTCCCAAAGCTGTTGTTGCGACGTCCTCCTCCAGTGCAAGTACACCGATGTTAGCGTCTGTGCGTTGGAGCAAGTCGTACTCAAGCTCTCTGATAAACTGGGATTTTCCCATACCAGAACCGCTGGTGATAGTAACGAGTTCGTGCGGTCTATGTCCCCTTGTAATTGCATTTAGTCCATCCCACGGGTACGGTATGCTCTGTACCTGTCTTTTGTTTACTAGTGCGTCCCATGTCTCTGATCCAGCTATGATGCCGTCAGGCCGGTACACCTTTGCGTCCCACCAGTGCTGTATGAACTCCTGCACTCTGTTGGACTTCAGCATGTCGCTGGCGTCCTTCATGGGTAACACACATATCTTTAGCTTGTTAGGACTGAACAAGTGTTTGACCTGATCTATGGCTATCTCTCCCGCCTTATCCTGGTCAAAACACAGCACTACGTTATCGTAACCCTCAAGCCACTCTAGGTTCTTCTTGATCTCTCGTGCGGCACTACTAGCGCCTGACCTGAGACTGACTACATCGTACCGCTGTCCGAACATTTCGTAGACAGCCATTGCATCTAGTTCACCCTCAGTTATCGTCAGGTACTTACCTGTACCACGGCACTGCTTCTGACCAAACAGACCTACGTTGGTCATGTTGCCAGAACACACAAACTGCTTGTTACTGACGTACCTCTGCTTTGCTCCTACTAACTCGCCTGTGTCCTTGTCAAAGTACGGGTAGTAGTGTGTAGCTATCTTACCGTCTGGTGCGTAGTCTACGGTAACCTGATACTTTTGTGCTGTTACCTTTGAGAGCCTCCTGTCGCTTATCTCAGCAACAACACCACCCATTCTCAGGTTAGACGTTGGTTGCACAGTTTCTTCCTCCTGTGGTGCTCCTGTCCCTTGTACGTGGTATCCACAATTAGGGGTGAAACAATGGCGGCCCCCGTCAGAGTAAACCGCCACGTTATCCCTACTTCCACACTTAGGACATTCCTCTTTGTATAGGAAAGTAGGCTTCACCTCAGAAGTCTACCGCTTCTTCTGACACCTCTGCTAACTCTAGTACCTTGACAGCTTCCAGATACACCGGATTACCGTGTACTGGGTGTGCTAAACCTATCTTGTACTTCAAGCGTACACGGGAGTTGTACGGTACTTCACCCTTGTAGCGGTCACCCTCAGCAGTATACATACCGATGTCGTACTTGGTTGTAAACTTGCGTTGCTTGTTGCCCTTGTAGTCCCTGATCTTTACACCCTGTGCCTCCAGAGTAGCTGCATCATCCTCCGACATGGTAATGGTCAGACTAAACCTTTCAGTGTCTTTCCCCTCGTATATATCATGTTTGGTGACGTTTGAGAAGTTCACCGTTCCTTCAATTACTTGACTTGACATAATGAGATAATCCTCGTTCGTTAACATTAACTGTACCCGAAAGTACACCTATAGTATACCACACTGTTTTTGGTATTGCAACCCCCTGTAACTTTAGTTTCAACTATAGTAGTATTCATTAGTATTTATTCTTTAGTTTAATTCTTTAGTTAATAATCTTTAGTAATACTTAAGTATATATTATCATAGTTCTCCTGTAGTGCCAAGACATCATCCTGTGTAATAGTACCAGAAGCATCCTCCTGGTCAACCTCTGCCATGTTTTCTAGTTCCCAATTGGCGGCAATAGATACTGTCAAACAATCTGTACACAAATCGTAGTGTATACCCCTTGAGTCTTTCTTTAGTGTCTCTAGATCGTCTAGAAGCACGTCACACGCCTTACATCTCATCTGGATACCCTCCAAATACTTGGTTGTATGCCTTGACTAGCTGATTGTAGCTCATGTCCCTGTACTTTTGACGCAACACAGTACGTGCTATGTTTAGTGTCTCAGCAAAGCCAATGAAGCCTAGCTCGTACTCTGAAATATCCTGTATCATCTGTTCCTGTGACAAGTCTGGTTCTTTGTAGTCATCCATTATACTGCCTCCCTTCCGTACCACTTCATAGGTATACCTCGTGTGTCCCAATCGTCTGCCTTGTAGTTGTAGTATACCTGATAGCCCTGTACAGCGTCAACCCTCTTACACTCGTCTGGCATACACTGTGGTGGATCAGTGAAACCACCATCAGGGATGGCGTTAGGAGGCCACAGGAGGCTCTGTGAGTGCTTTTGTATGGTCTTGTGTACCTTACCATAACGTCTGGTGTATTCGTCTCCTAGAGCCATCAGGTGCTTCCTGAGCCATGTGTAGTTTTTACGGTTAGCCCTAGCCCAGACAGCACTAGGGTGATTTTTGTGGGTGCTCTTGTACGCCACCTGTTCCCCGTCTAGCTCGTTGTGTGCTGTACTGAGTAGCTGTGCTGTCTCTAGTATCATTTTGACTACGTGACGATCACACTGGAGCCTAGCGGCCTCGTGTGGATCACTTGACAGGTAAAATATGTTCATAACTCTGTACCCCATTCATCCGGTGAATACTTGTAAAACTTGTTCATCTGGTCCTCGTACGTGCAATTGTCGCATAGTCCCGTGTCAGTGTCTACAGCGTTCACAATCTCGTGGCAACCGTCGCAGACGTGGGTGTACTCTATTTCCCTCAGAGTCTCGTATGGTCCCGTGCGGTCGTGCCAGTGGCTGTAATCGTTTAGTACGTCGCTCTCGTTCATCTGTGTTTGATCTCCTCGCTAAAGATTAACCATGCGGTCACCACTAAGCAACCCATGCCCCATAACCATATTACATCAGTCTCGCACATGCTAGTAACCTCCGGTCAATATTATACTTAAGTCTTGGTCGTCTGCCTCAAATGTTAACCCTAACATAACTAGCCTGTAGATGCCAGCGTAAAACGCATCGTCTGTCTTGTAACATATTACCATTAGTCAATCCCCCTGTCTATTGTGTCAAAGTTGTGGAGGTATACAGCCATCGCAAACCCACGTGGTGTCAAACTGCGTATGTACTTGGTACGTGCTGACTTACCGCCCAGCTTAACGTGACCAGGATTATCGTGAGCAAGTGCTGGTAACCCTGACTTCTGGGGTAGTATAAACCCGTTACCCGTCCACAAGCAAGTCTTTTTGTTGTACAAATCTTTCTCTGGAATGACGCCAGGAAACTCTGGGTGTGGACCGTCAGGACAGTAGTTCGCAAAGTCGCAAGGGTGAAACGTAAAGTCAGGTTTACGCCACAAGGTCGCCAGAACGCTCACAGGGTTCTCCACTGCGTAAGGTACTCCCCATTGCTCCGCTAGTCTCGCCATGCGTACAGCCTTAGTTTGAAACTCTGGGTCTGCCTGTCTCTTACGCTCAAAGTGAGCCGCACCAGACACCGCCAGATCAGTACACGGGGCAAACGAAATGACAACGCTGGGCGAACGAAAGCTAAGGCCAGACAGTTCAGCGTCTACCTCTTGTTTTGCGTCAGTCCTGCTTAGGTCAATGTTCAGACGCATGAACCCGTGACCGTGCGTCTGCATTAGGTGGTGACCGGAGTGGTCTGTGTCGCTGTAGTCCACAGTCACCACGTTGTAGCGCTCGCTCTGCAACCACGGGAGCATGGCGTAGTGACTGTGATTGAACAGAAACAAAACTGTGGGTTTCATCAGTCCATTACCTCCAGCTCGTCAAGGTCAACAAATTCAAACTCTTTTTCCATCTCAAACTTTTCCCGCTTGGCATCTTCCAGATACCTAAAAACCAGGATTCTTGTGTCACCGCCAAAGTCGTACCCTTGCACTACAAATACCGTTTCCATTAAAATATCCTCCCCTCGCCTGTTGCGAAACCCTTAGCGGCGTTCATGGCGTAATATATATTTGGGCAGAAGCACTGAAACGCATCTATTTCCACCCCGTCATCAAAGAAACGCACACGGTACGGGTAACGCTCGTTGTCATTGCGTACAATGTAGGCGCTCAAGCCCTCGTAATCTGTACCGTCTGCACCGATGAACGGCTCGCACACTTCGTTTTCTAAGTCCATAGTATTACCCTCTGTTGGTTGGTTGTTTTAGCAGTGAACCCAGAGCGTACCCTAGGTTCACCACTAACGCAACCCCCTATTTGTCAGTAATTGAAATGTTTACCTTGCGCTGTGGCTTGCGTACGCTGACGCTGAAGTACCAGTACCCAGCGTTAACGATGTGGAAACAAGGTCCACGGGTGTAGCTGAACGGCTTACTGTCTCGCGTACGCTTACGAATGATGAACGAACGGCCTAGGATTTTCTTGTGTGTTACATTTTCCATAGTTTTACTCTCCGTTTACACTAGGTTATCAAAGAACGCTTGTGGGCGCTCTGTTGCTGTTAAACCGTCCAACCACTTGTTGATATGTCGGCTTGTGGTTTGACTCCACTTGTGGCTAGTCCTGACCACTGTGCACCATTCGTCTAAGCCTTCCGGAGCTTTACATAGAATAGCCGCCACTGGTGTCTCATATGAAAACAGTATCTGTCCTTTTTCTGTGGTGACTTCTGTCATGTTGCTTGCTATCTGTCGTAGTTTCATGGTTTAACCCTCCAAGGTCAATTTGAATACGTTGATGGTGTCGGAGTTTACATGGTACGCAACCTGTACGCAACCCTCAAACACCTGTGCAATTTTCTTTGACTCCAGATCAATCACACCGCCTTTGCTTGGCGTCACTTTACGCTTGCCATCTGCACAGCGTGAGAGGGTCACGTAACCCTCGTGAAACTCCACGTTGTACCGTGTACCGCCAGCCCATCCCAGAAACTCAAGTCCCTGTAGCCAAACCCGAGCGCCTTTCTTTGTTGGCGCTACAACTGTACGCCCTGCTTGTTTACACATTGCTGTGTCTCCTTTATGGTGCGTTGGTTTAATCGTGGACACCGTAGCAGATGCCCACTGGTAACTACTATACGCGAATCTCTGGGGATGTACAGTAAATATTACCACTGTTTAACTGTTGACTGCCCAACCTGTTGTATGCTTGCGGTGTGCCATAGGCACCTACACTGGTTCACACACTCGTGTCTACGTGAATATTCACATGTTACATCTCCCCGTGTTGGCATGAGTTTTGCCTATGCAATAAGTGTGCCAACTCTGGAGCCTGTGGATAACTTATGTTGGCCCTGTGGATAACTCTGCGCCTGTGTGTAACCTGTGGATAACTTGGGGTGGGCCTCGTGTTGACACGGGGGGAGGGGATTGACTTGTGTTAATTATTGTTGTACCTACCTCTGTACACCAAAAGGTTAAATTAGCTAAAAATAGGGTAAAAACAGGTGTATTTAACTACTGTTTAACCCTATGTTTTACCTCGTGTTTACCCAGAGGCGGGGCAACAAAGGTAAATCTTAGGTGTCCATAGTATACTTTGTGTAATATTAACATAAATAATGCTTGACTTTTGAGTAAAAGTATGGTATAATATACAGTATATACTAGGTTGTATTTAGTTACACAGATGCGGGTCTCAGTTAACTATTAATAGTTCGTATAGATCCCCTCTTATGTGACACCTAGATATGGGGACTCATGCGAACTAGCGTTAAACACAAGGAAACAGGAGAATGTCAACTGAAAACGAGAGTGACTCTCAGACTGACACCCTAGAAGCCCAAGCAGCAGCTAGAAAAGAGATAAACCTACGTAAGAGGTCTAGGGGTAGACCAAAAAAGAAAGAGATATCAGCTAAATCTAAGGGTGGTAGAGGTGTCAGAGGCCGACCCAAGGGTGACGCAGCGATAATTAACGAGTACAAGGCTCGTATGTTAGCAAGTCCTAAGTCAGCAAAGGTCTTAGAGACCATATTTGATGCTGCTCTGGACCACGACCACAAGAATCAAGCAGCAGCTTGGAAACTAGTAATGGACAGGGTACTACCTGTTGGTGCATTTGAGAGGGAGGTCACCAAAGATGGAGGCAGAAGTGCGATCCAGATTAATATCACTGGGGTTGGAAGCGCAACAGTTGATGATGGCTATCCAGAGAGTAGCACAATTGAGGGTGAACTCGTTGATTGACGAAGCAGAGGATCAATCTTCACTGTTCTTTGAGTACTTGAGGACTAAGACCTCTTGAGATACTTCACAGTAGCTGAGTTCAACTGTCAACACACAGGTGAGAACAACATGGAACCTGAGTTCATGGAACTAGTAGATGAACTCAGGGATCGTTGTGGTTTTCCTTTTGTTATCACTAGTGGCTTTCGTAGCCCTACCCACCCCATAGAAGCTAAAAAAGATGTACCGGGTACTCATTCGCAAGGAATAGCAGCAGACATAAAAATAACTAACTCTGCTCAACGGTACAGTATAATAAGAGAGGCGCTTCAGATGGGCTTTACGGGTATAGGCGTTGCTAGTGACTTTATTCACGTAGACACACGGGGTTCTGCTCCGGTGATCTGGGTATACTAACATGATTACTTTTTTAGGTGCTGATTGGTGTCCCGCTTGTACGAGAACCAAGAAGACTTTAAAACAACTCAACATGGACTACAAGTACGTTGAGATACCTCCCGGTCAAGCTGGGTGGGACTTGGTAGAAACGATGACAGGTAAGCGTTCTATACCTCAAGTATTTTACCACTTTGGTGGATCTAAGGATTTTACAGAAGCACTAACATCTCTAAACCTCTTAGGAGAAACAACCCAATGATTAAATATTTATTAGCCTCTCTTTTTCTGTTTTCCTCTATGGCTTTTGGTCAAACAGTTATTAACTACGAGGACGGCTCTACGTACACAGTAGAAAAAGGACAAGAAATTTACATTAGTAACAGTTCTATGTTTAGCAAACAGGAAATGAACAACGACGACGTAATCTTTCGTGCTCAGTCTCCTTGGTCTACAAGAGACTACGTTCCAGATGAAGACGGTACTGACGAAGTAGAGCAAGGTTCACACGAGTGGTGTAAGGCTTACGTACCGTGGCACGAAGGTTTGACCTTTGACATGATTATGTGGAGACGAGTGTGTGACACCAACAACGACGGTGTTTACGACGAAGAAGACAGGAAGTGGGTAGACTAACGGTTGACAGACCTAAACGTACAACTGTTGCCGTGGCAGCAGGAAGTTTACTCTGACCCAACAAGGTTCAAGGTAGTAGCCGCTGGACGAAGGACAGGGAAGTCTCGTCTAGCAGCGTGGATGTTAATTATCAGCGCCCTACAGACAGACAAAGGGCAAGTTTTTTACGTTGCGCCCACACAGGGACAAGCCCGTGACATCATGTGGCAGACCCTGATGGAGCTAGGACACCCTGTAATCTCAGGTTCTCACATCAACAACCTGCAGATCAAGCTGGTCAACGGGGCCACGATTAGTCTCAAAGGAGCCGATAGGCCAGAGACAATGCGTGGTGTGTCCTTGAAGTTTCTCGTGATGGACGAGTACGCAGACATGAAGCCTGACGTATGGGAGCAGATCCTCCGTCCAGCACTAGCTGACCAAAAGGGTTCAGCGATGTTCATAGGTACGCCTATGGGACGTAATCACTTTTACGAATTGTACAAGTACGCAGAGTTAGGTGACGATGAGACTTACAGGGGCTGGCATTTCACCAGCTACGACAACCCAATCTTGGACCCGTCTGAAATCAACATGGCGAAGAAGTCAATGTCAAGTTACGCCTTCAGACAAGAGTTTATGGCCTCGTTTGAAGCCAGAGGCTCAGAGATGTTCAAAGAAGAGTGGGTCCAGTTTGGAGAAGAGCCAGACGAAGGAGACTACTACATCGCAGTTGACCTCGCTGGATTTGAGGACGTAAACAAGAAACGGACGAAGAACAGTAAACTTGATGAAACCGCAATCGCTGTTGTTAAAGTTGGTACTGATGGTTGGTACGTTGATAACATTATACATGGGAGGTGGGATCTTAACGAGACTGCCACCAAGATTTTTCAGGCCGTTAGAGACTACAGACCCCTCAGCGTTGGTATTGAACGAGGAATCGCAAAGCAAGCCGTGATGAGTCCTCTGATGGACCTCATGAAGCGCTACGGGCAGTTCTTCAGGGTAGAAGAGTTAACCCACGGTAACAAAAAGAAGACTGACAGGGTTATGTGGGCGCTACAGGGGCGATTTGAAAACAACTTTGTAACCCTAAAGAAAGGAGATTGGAACGCTAGGTTCTTGGACCAACTGTTCCAGTTTCCTGATGCCCTGACTCACGATGACTTGATTGACGCCTTAGCGTACATAGACCAAGTAGCTAAAGTAGCGTACAGTTACGAATTTGAAATAGATGACCACGAAGTACTAGACGTAATAGCAGGATACTAAATGAGAGTTTTCAGACCGTTCAATACCTACGGAATATACGCAATCAGTGCTCTAGTGTTTTTTACACTAGGGTACACTATTGCCGTACTTTAAGGAACCCAAGATGGCAGAAGATATTTACAGCCCAGACCCTCTGATGATTGAGGAGTCTCTGGAAGAGTGGGTGATGACCAAGTGTGAAAACTGGCGTGACCACTACGAGTCAAACTACGAGCAAAAGTTTGAAGAGTACTACAGGCTCTGGCGAGGACAATGGGATCCTACTGACTCTGAGAGAGGTTCTGAGCGGTCTAGGATAATATCTCCTGCACTACAACAGGCTGTAGAGTCTAACGTAGCAGAGCTAGAAGAAGCCACGTTTGGTAGAGGCAAGTGGTTTGACATAAAAGACGACGCTAACGACCAAGACCCTCAAGACATAGTTTACCTCCGTAAGAAGCTCACAGAAGACTTTGAGTCTTGTAAGGTACGTAAGGCTGTCGCTGAGTGCTTGATTAACTCTGCTGTGTTTGGCACAGGCATGGGTGAAATAACGCTAGAAGAAATTAAGGAAATGGCTCCGGCTACTCAGCCACTCATGGACGGACAGTTGACCGCAGTGGGTGTCAACATTACCGACAGGGTTGTAGTTAAGCTAAAGCCTGTGTTGCCTCAGAACTTCCTGATTGACCCTGTAGCTACGTCTGTGGAGGACGCCCTAGGTGTCGCTATAGACGAGTTTGTGTCTAAGCACAGCGTAGAGATGCTACAGGAGCAAGGAGTATACAAGGAGGCTGTGATTGAGTCTGCTGCTCCCGACAGTGACCTAGAGCCTGACCAAGATATGTCTCTGTACAACGACGACAAAGTGAGGTTAACAAAGTACTACGGACTCGTGCCTCGTGAGTTGTTAGAGGCTGAAGACGTAGACGTAGAAGAAGACTCACGTTACGTTGAGGCTATAGTCGTTATAGCCAACGGTGGTACTCTTCTGAAGGCAGAAGCTAACCCTTACATGATGAACGATAGACCTATTGTTGCGTTTCCCTGGGACGTAGTACCCGGAAGATTCTGGGGCCGTGGTGTGTGTGAGAAGGGCTATAATTCTCAGAAAGCTCTAGACACAGAGCTACGAGCACGTATTGACGCCTTGTCACTCACTATTCACCCCATGCTGGCTATTGACGCTACTAGGCTCCCTAGAGGCGCTAGACCAGAAGTACGCCCCGGTAAAATGATACTAACTAACGGAGATCCTCGTGAAGTACTGCAACCTTTCAACTTTGGTCAAGTGGGTCAAATTACCTTTGCACAAGCTGCAAGCCTTCAACAAATGGTGCAACAAGCAACTGGAGCCGTGGATTCCGCAGGTATTGCAGGGCAAGTCAATGGCGAAGCAACCGCTGCTGGTATTAGTATGTCTCTTGGTGCTATTATTAAGCGTCATAAGCGTACTCTAATAAACTTTCAACAGTCGTTCCTGTTACCGTTTGTAACCAAAGCTGCACACAGGTACATGCAGTTTGACCCTGATAACTACCCCGTAGCTGACTACAAGTTCAACGCTACGAGTACTCTAGGTATTATTGCCCGTGAGTACGAGGTTACACAGTTGGTGCAACTCTTGCAGACCATGCAACAAGACAGTCCACTGTACCCTGTGCTTATCCAGAGCATCATTGATAACATGAACCTCAGTAACCGTGAGGAGCTTATAGCAGCGATGCAACAAGCAGGTCAGCCTGATCCACAGGCACAGCAGATGGCTCAAGTGGCACAACAAGCACAGCTTGAGTTCCAGCAAGCACAGACCGCAGCACTACAAGGACAAGCGTCAGAGTCTCAGGCAAGAGCAGGTAAGTACTCTATTGAGTCTCAGCTTGCACCACAGGAGCTTGAGATTGAAAAGATTGAGGCAATCACACGCAACTTGAAAGAGGGTGACGCAGATGACAAAGAGTTTGAGCGCAGGCTAAAGATTGCTGAGGTAGCGTTAAAAGAAAAAGAACTTTCTGATAAAAACAAACCAAAAGAGTTACCTAAAGAAAATCCTAACGCACAAATTGAACAGCGTCTTTTAGACCAGTTGGTGGGGTAAGTTATGTCTGAGTTAGTTGTTGCAGCGGCGTTAGCTAAAATTGCTACAGAACTAGGATCAATTAAAGGAGATCCCGGACCGACAGGCGATAAAGGCCCAAAAGGAGAGGCAGGGGCTAAAGGGGACAAAGGCCCAGCCGGTCCTAAAGGCGAAAGAGGGGCGCAAGGTCTTGAAGGCAAAAAAGGAGACACTGGTCTACAAGGAAAAAGTGGCGCTAGTGTTTCAAAAATAGAAAGCGACAAAATTGATGGCAGTCTAACCTTTAACTTATCAGACGGCACCTCTCAAACTGTTTCGTTGCCACTAGCTAAGGTTGAAAAAGGCAACGGCAAAGGAAGTAACATTGTTTTACACCGTGGTGCTACTTCAGTTAGTGATTTAACTGACGTGGCTACAGGTGGTATTTCTAATGGTCAAGCTCTTATTTGGAACACAACAAATAACAGATTTGAGCCGGGGTCGGTATCTGGAGGAGGCGGTGGAGGTGGTAGCGGTATTGCTTTAACAGACCTTTCTGTAGGGGCAGAAGCCTCAGCAAGTGGTGACGGAGCTATTGCGTACAACAACAGTAGTGGGGTTTTTACTTATACGCCGCCTGATCTGTCAAGTTATTTAACAAGCTACACAGAATCAAACAACCTTACGTCAGCAGTAACGTGGGCTAATGTGCCTAATGCTAACATTACACAAGCGTCTGTTACCCAGCATCAAGCGGCCTTATCAATTACAAAAAGCCAAGTTAGCGATTTTGGGTCATACCTTTCTAACTTATCTGAAGACTCAACGCCTCAGCTAGGAGGAGACCTTGACCTCAACGGTAACGATCTTGTTACTACGAGCAACGCAGACATTGATTTAGACCCTAACGGATCAGGTGTTGCTGTGTTTAAGGGCAACGCTACCCGTGGCGCAGGGCAGTTTAAACTTAACTGCGAAAATAATAGTCACGGCATTACAATTAAAGGGCCGCCACACAGTGCTGCTGCGTCGTACACGTTAACACTTCCCAATGATGATGGTAGTGCAGATCAAGTTCTCAAAACAGACGGGTCAGGAACCTTAAGCTGGGTGGCGCAGAGCGGCGGTGGTAGCGGGATTAATACAGGCAAAGCCATCGTAATGGCTATGGTTTTTGGAGGATAAAAAATGTCAGCACCTAATCTAGCAGGCGTAGCAACAATCACAGCAAAAACAGCGGTTCAGGCTGTTGGAACTAGTGCAGCCGCTATTGTCACTAATTCGTCAAGTTCTGGTAAAGTGTTTAAAGTTAATGCTTTGTACATTTCAAACATTGACGGAACAAACAACGCAGAAGTTAATGTAGATATTTATAGGTCATCTACGGCGTATCACATAGCAAAAACAATTGTGGTGCCTGCTGATGCTACGCTTGATATGCTTTCTAAGTCTGTGTATTTGGAGGAGGGTGATGCTCTACGTTTAACAGCAAATGTGGCGTCTGACCTTGAAGCCGTGTGCAGTTATGAGGAGTTAAGCTAATGGCTCAGTTTCCTGCACCGGGGGGTGCCAGCGGTATTTGGAGTTTAACAGACGCAAACCGTGCTACGCAGGGATCAAACTGGCCGATATATTCTCCACCTGTTCTTGAAGTTGAGTACTTGGTTATTGCTGGAGGAGGTGGTGGGGCTGGTGGATCAGCCGCTGGAGGTGGAGGAGGTGCTGGCGGTTATCGTACTGCTACTGGCTTTACTATATCCACAGGACAAGCTTACACCGTTACCGTAGGCGCAGGTGGCGCTGGCAACACAAGCCCTGACAACAATAACGCTTCAAATGGAAGTGACTCTGTATTTTCTACCATTACATCCGCAGGCGGTGGTGGGGGAGCGGGTACCGGCCCTGCTAACCAATCTTATCGGGGAATTGGACTAGACGGCGGCTCAGGCGGTGGCGGTCGTTATGGAGGTGCTGGTGGTAGTGGTAACACCCCAAGCACTTCACCCTCCCAAGGTAATGACGGTGGCGCTAGTTATGCGGGTACTAACGCAAGAGGCGGTGGTGGAGGTGGGGGCGCAGGAGCGGCTGGAGCAGATGGTACAAACACCGTAGGCGGTAACGGTGGGGATGGCACAGCTTCTTCTATAACCGGATCTTCTGTGACAAGAGGCGGTGGTGGAGGCGGTGGCGTTTACAGTGGTGGTGGCGCTTCAGGATCCGGTGGTGCAGGCGGTGGAGGTGCAGGAGCGCCTTCAGGCGGTAGCGCTAGTGGCACTGCTGGAACAGCTAATACTGGAGGAGGCGGGGGCGGTCATGGAAATCTTAACACTTCTGCTGGTGCTGGGCCTGCGGGAGGTTCAGGTGTGGTAATCCTTAGAACTACACTTGCGGCGGCGGCAACAACCGGCTCTCCAACTACAACAACTGACGGTTCTTACAATATTTTTACCTTCACAGGATCAGGGAGTATAACTTTCTAATGGCACATTTTGCTGAAATTGGACTAAACAACGCCGTTTTGCGTGTAGTTGTTGTGAACAACGCAGAGCTTCTTGATGGAGACGGAGTAGAGCAGGAGTCGCTAGGTGTTGACTTTTGCCGTGATTTGTTTGGCGGGACGTGGGCGCAGACCAGTTACAACGGGAACTTCCGAAAAAACTTTGCTGTGAAGGGGTCTACTTACGATTCAACCAGAAACGCTTTTATACCTCCCAAACCTTTTGCAAGCTGGGCGCTAAACGAAACAACTTGTCGGTGGCAAGCCCCAGCGTCTTATCCTGACGACGGACAACAATATTTTTGGGACGAAGACTCTACTTCTTGGGAACTGGTGACTTAAGTGATAATGACACAAGTAGAAATGACTAAGTTTTTAGAGCAAATTAACCAAGCCTTTAAAGACCAGTTTGATAAATTAGAAACCTTACAGATTAAACTAAATGAACTGGAGGCCAAGGTCAATGAGCAAGGAAAAGGATCCAAGACTAGCACGAGCAGGAGTAAGCGGCTTCAACAAACCAAAGAGGACTCCTAGTCACCCTACAAAGTCACACGTAGTTGTGGCTAAGTGTGACGACGGGAGTGTTAAGACTATACGATTTGGACAACAAGGAGTTAGTGGTGCTGGGAAAGATCCTAAGAGCGCTAAGGAGAAGGCGAGGCGTAAGTCCTTTAAGGCTCGTCACGCTAAAAACATAGCCAAGGGCAAATGCTCTGCGGCTTATTGGGCAAACAAAGTAAAATGGTAAGGAGATAGCTATGCCAAAAGGACCGGGAACATACGGAAGTACAGTAGGAAGACCTCCCAAGAAGAAAAAGAAGAAGGTTAAAAAGTAGCCATGCCTAGGGGACTATACAGTAACATCAACGCTAAACGCAAGCGTATTGCTGCTGGTTCTGGAGAAAAGATGCGTAAACCCGGAGCTAAAGGTGCTCCTAAAGCCTCAGCGTTCAAAAAGGCAGCGAGGACTGCTAAAAAGAAACGGTAATAATACCAATAAAAACACTTGACTTTTAGTCAAAAATATGTTATAATAAGGATATAGAGACAACCACATGGCCTCATTAGATCAAGAGACAGAACAGTATTACAACAAGTACTTTGACCTGTTTAACAACGATGGTTGGAAACAGCTAATTGAAGAACTACAACAAAACGCTCTCGTAATAAACAGTGTAGAAGCAACCAAAGATAAGAACGATTTGTACGTACGTAAGGGGCAACTCAACGTACTTGCTTATATGATTAACTTTGAATCTACTATTAATAATAACTACGAAGAGATAGTTAGCGATGATTAAAGTATTTGATTTTCGCTGTACCAACGGACATATCTTTGAAGAATTTGTAGAGGGCCATACTACATCCAGTAGGTGCGGATGTGGAGCCAACGCTACAAAAATTGTCTCAGCTACTAAACACGTACTTGACGGTGCTTCTGGGGACTTTCCCGGTAGGCACATGAAGTGGGTACGTGAACACGAAAACGCTGGACGATCTAGTCGGGAACCCTAGTCCTAGGTCATTTCCCATTTTAATCCTCCACAACCTTAATAATAGGCGGGGTAAGTTTACATTATGTCACGAGCACAATTACTTGAAGAGCGTCCTGAAGAGGAAGCAACGGAAACAACAGAAGAACTGACCACAAACACTGTAGAGACTCCTGAAGAGGAACAACCTCAAGAAACAGATGTTCCCGAAAAGTACCAAGGTAAGTCTGTAGAAGACCTTGTACAGATGCACCAAGAGCTTGAGAAGTTTTCAGGCAAACAGAGTACGGAAGTAGGTGAGTTACGGAAAGTCGTTGATAACTACATTCAGACACAACTCTCAGACCAACAAGCACCTCAACAACAGCAACAAGAAGACGATGACGTAGATTTCTTTGTAGATCCACAGAACGCTGTTAACAGAGCTATAGACAATCACCCTAAGATCAAAGAGGCACAAGCCTACACACAACAAGCAAAACAACAAGCTACTCTTTCACAGTTAAAATCCAAGCATCCTGATATGGAGAGTATACTGCAAGACGCTAAGTTTGCTGAGTGGATCAAGGGGTCCAAAGTCCGAACAAAGTTGTTTGTTCAGGCAGACCAAAGTTACGATTACGATGCTGCACACGAGTTGTTTTCTCTCTGGAAAGAAAGAAGCCAAGTAGTACAGCAGACCGCCAACGTTGAAAAACAGGCACGTAAGAACACTCTGAAGTCAGCCAGTACAGGCAACGCTCGTGGAACAGCAGAGGGATCACGCAAGAAAGTTTATCGTCGTGCTGACATTATTAAACTTATGCGAACAGACCCAGAGCGTTACCAAAGCCTATCAGATGAATTACTGAAGGCATACGCAGAGGGTCGTGTACGATAGCCTAATCTTTAAGGAGAATTAAAATGGCTAATGAAACCTCTGGTGCCTACTTTACAGCCCATGCTGTAGTAGACAAAACTGCTGCGGGTACTTTTATCCCCGAAATTTGGTCCGATGAAATTATCGCAGCATATCAAAAGAACCTGAAGATGGCTCCCCTTGTCAAGCGTCTGTCTATGACCGGCAAGAAGGGTGACGTTATTCACATTCCTAAGCCTATCCGTGGCTCTGCGTCTGCTAAATCAGAAGCTGTTGCAGTCACTATTCAGGCTAACCTTGAGTCAGAGTTGACTGTCACTGTTGACCGTCACTTTGAGTACTCACGTCTGATTGAGGACATCGTAGAAGTACAGGCTCTGTCTTCTCTGCGACAGTTCTACACTGAAGACGCTGGTTACCAACTGGCTCACCAAGTTGACACTGACTTAATTAACGCTGCTACTGGCTTTGGAAACGGTACTCGTACTGCTTCTCCTGCTGTTACTGGCGCTAACTGGGTTAACACCCACAGCTACTACTTCAATGCCGCTGCTGGCCTTGCTACGTATGCTGCTGACACTGTTACTAGCGGTGACAACTTTACCGATCTGGGTTTCCGTGAGGCTATCAAGCTGATGGATGACGCTGACGTACTTATGGACGGACGATGCCTTGTTGTTCCTCCTGCTGTACGTAAGTCGTTGATGGGCATTGATCGTTACGTGTCTTCTGACTTTGTTGGAGGCCGTAGCGTTGAGTCTGGCTTGATTGGTAACTTGTACGGTGTAGACATCTACGTTTCTAGCAACGCTCCTGTAGTTGAGAACGCTGCTTCAAACTCTGCGTCTACCGCTGATACTCGTGGTTGCTTGTTCTTCCACAAGGACGCCTTGGTAATGGCAGAGCAACTGGCTGTACGTTCTCAGACTCAGTACAAGCAGGAATACCTGTCTACGCTGTTTACGTCTGACACGCTGTACGGTGTTCAAACTTACCGTCCTGAAGCAGGATTCATCCTTTCTGTCTGCGACGAGTAAACTCTACTGGGGTCAGCAATGGCCCCTTTTATTTAAACGTCTTGACTACAGGGCATTTAACTAAAAGATAACGGATAGGGAAGCCTTATGTCCAACTACACAAAGTCAACAAACTTTACTGCCAAGGACTCTTTGCCTACAGGCGATACTAATAAGGTTGTCCGTGGTTCAGAGTTTGATACAGAGTTCAACGCTCTTGCAACAGCGGTAGCTACAAAAGCAGACCTTGCTGGGCCTACGTTTACTGGCACTGCTACGTTTGCCAATGTTACGGCTACGGGAACAGTTAACTTTAACGGCGCTACAATCAGCAATCTCGGAACTATTACTACTGCTAACTTAGATGGTGGCACTGTTGACGGCGCTGTTATTGGTGGCGCTAGTGCGGCGGCAGGATCGTTTACTACGTTATCTGCTTCTAGCACTTTTAGCTTAGGTGGGGTTGCAGTAACTTCCACAGCCGCAGAACTAAACATTCTTGACGGTGTAACAAGCACTGCCGCAGAGTTAAATATTTTAGATGGCGTCACTAGTACTGCCGCAGAATTAAATATTCTTGATGGGGTTACATCAACCGCCGCAGAACTTAATATTCTTGACGGCGTTACATCTACAGCGGCAGAGCTTAATATTTTGGATGGCGTGACTAGCACTGCGGCAGAGTTAAATATCCTTGATGGCGTTACCGCTACTGCTTCAGAGTTAAATATCCTTAGTGGAAAAGCATTTGTAGATGAAGACGACCTTAGCAGTAACTCTGCAACCGGAATACCTAGTCAGCAATCTGTAAAAGCATATGTAGACTCACAAACAGGACTAGGTGGCGCTACGCTTGCAGGTCTTGCTGATACTACTGTTACGTCTCCTGCTGATGCGGCTCTTTTGTTTTACGACACAGGAACATCTAAGTGGATTGACAATGTTGTTTCTGGCGACGTTACTATTGCCGACACGGGTGTAGCCTCTATTGGCTCTGGCGTTATTGTTAATGCTGACATTAACGCTAGTGCCGCTATTGATATATCTAAACTAAACGGCATCACATCTACAGCGGCAGAACTCAATTACACAGACGGCGTTACATCAAACATCCAGACACAGTTGGATTCCAAGGTAGGAGCTAACTACACAGGCGACGTAAACATTACAGGCGAACTGCTGGTTGATAGTTACAACGAGACTTTTAAAAAGGTTTCTAGTGTTTCTTCTGTTAGTTATTATCAGATTGCTAGTGCATCTCATACAAGAGACCTTTCAGTGTCTTCTCAAGAACCCTCTCCTACTGATCTGGCGTTTAACGCTGACGGTACTAAAATGTTTGTTGTTGGATATCACGAAGATAGAGTAAACGAATATGCTTTAACTACGGGATTTGATCTTAGTACATCCTCTTTCACAAGATACTTCTCAGTAGCTTCTCAAGACACACAGCCAGAAGGATTAACATTTAATAACGATGGAACTAAAATGTTTGTTTTGGGAAATTCCGGTACAGATGTAAATGAATATGCTTTAACTACGGGGTTTAACATAAGCACTGCGTCTTATACTCAAAACTTTTCTGTATCGTCCCAAGAAGCCGCCCCAGAAGGAATAACTTTTAATAACGATGGGACTAAAATGTTCATTGTTGGGCGCACCGATGATGAGGTAAACGAATACGCCTTAACTACGGGATTTGATATTAGTACAGCTTCTTATACTCGGAATTTTTCAGTAGCCCCTCAAGACCTTACCCCTACTGGATTAGATTTTAATAGCGACGGAACTAAAATGTTTGTTATTGGAAGAACTAATGATTCCGTGTATGAATATACCTTAACGACAGGGTTTAATATTAGTACGGCTTCTTATACAAGAAGCTTGTCAATATCTTCTAAAGACACTAGCCCTTCTGGGATACGTTTTAGTTCTGACGGCGCAAAAATGTTTATTTTAGGCATGAGTAGTACAAAGGTACACGAGTATTCAACAAGCGCCACAGCCCATAGCACAACCTTTGACTGCGAAAACGCTAACGTCTTTGAAACTGTATTAAGCGCAAACACCACTGTAGTCTTTAGCAATCCGCCAACGGCAGGAACAGCTACGGACAGCACAGCCTACGCAATGTCACTCAAAGTTGTCCAAGACTCTGGAGCCTCTGGGTACACTGTAACGTGGCCTACGTCTGTTGATTGGCCTGCGGCTACAGCGCCTACCCTGACAGCTACAGCAAATGCTGTAGATCAATTCGTGTTCTACACATATACCGGCGGTACAACTTGGTACGGCTTTACAGCGGGGCAAGCACTAGGATGAGCGCAAGTAGGTTTTTACAACAGGCGGCGGCTGGCAACGCTGGCGGCCCAGTTTACGTTGACGATGTGTTTTCTACGTATTTGTACGATGGCGATGGTTCTGCGCGGAGCATTACAAACGGCATAGACCTTTCTGGCGAAGGCGGTTTGGTTTGGGTTAGACAACGTGACACAACCCGAAATCACTTTTTGGTAGATACCGAAAGGGGCGTTAATCAAACCTTAAATTCAGACAGGGATAATACGCCGCAGAATACAGCAAACTCCGTAACTGCTTTTAACTCAAACGGTTTTTCACTGGGCAGTGAGGCCGGTGTAAATGAAAGTTCTGGTGATTACGTTTCTTGGACATTCCGCAAGCAACCGGGCTTCTTTGATATTGTTACTTACACAGGGAATGGCTCTGCTAGAACAATAAGCCACAATTTGGGTTCGGCTCCCGGAATGATTATTGTTAAAAACTTAAATGGAGCATATCACTGGACTGTCTATCATAATGGTATGGGTGGGTATAATTACTATAACCATTTAAACGAGGCAGACGCTCGTTACAACAATACAGCCATTTGGAATGCCGCGCCAACGAGTTCAGTTTTTAGTGTAGGAACCAGCGCTAACACGAATAATAACGGAGATAGTTACGTAGCCTACCTATTCGCCCACGATGCCCAAGACTTTGGTACAGACGAAGACGAAGCAATTATTAAGTGTGGGACTTACACGGGTAACAATTCCTCGTCCACGCCCGTTACCGTAGATCTTGGGTTTGAGCCTCAATTTATTCTTGTAAAAGACGCACAAGCATCTAGGGACTGGCATATTGTAGATAACATGAGGGGAATGGTTGTTGACCCCTCTGGCCTTACCGCAACTTATTTAAGGCCCAACCAATCTGCCAGCGAAACAAACACAAGCGGTAGTAGCTCCTTAATACCAACAGCTACTGGATTTTATGCTTTGGGTGGCGGCAACACATTTAATGAAAATAACCAGTATATCTACATGGCTATCCGCAGGCCCCACAAGCCAGCAGAAGAGTTTGCGGCTACTGATCTGCTTGGAATAGATAACAATACGGGCCAGACAGGACACACTACTGGGTTTGCTACAGATTTTGGATTTACGAGTCATAGAACGGTTACTGATCAGTGGTATGTTAGCTCAAGGCTTACTCAAGGAAAGTATAATAGTTTTACTAGTTTGAACGCTGAAAGTACTCAGGCCGCATTTAAATTTGACGAAATGGAGGGCTTCTTTAGTGCGTCAGGATCGTGGAATGGGTATATAGGCTATGGATTCCGCAGAGCGCCGGGATTCTTTGATGTGGTGGCTTATACAGGAACAGGATCAAACAGAACGGTGTCGCATAATTTAGGCGTTAAGCCTGAGTTAATTATTTTTAAAAACAGGGATCGCTCAACTAACTGGACGGTTTATTCTTCTGACCTAGCCGTTACAAAGTTTATGTTTTTAAACACAGCGGCGGCGGCAAGCGCAAACGGAGATTCTGTTTACTATTTTAATAATACAGAGCCTACTGAAAGTGTTTTTTCTGTTGGTACAGGGGGTTATACAAACGAAAACAATGAAGGAATTATAGCCTATCTATTTGCCACAGTTGCCGGTATTTCAAAAGTCGGAACGTACACAGGCACAGGCTCTGATGTAAATGTTGACTGCGGTTTTAGTGCTGGCGCTAGGTTTGTGTTGGTAAAGCGTACAGACTCTACAGGCGATTGGTACTTGTGGGATTCTGTGCGGGGTGTCGTGGCGGGTAATGATCCCTATTTCCTACTGAACTCTACCGCCGCAGAAGTTACCAACACAGACTACATAGACCCCCTGTCTAGCGGGTTCACGATTACATCATCGGCACCGGCGGCACTTAATGCCTCTAGCGGTACTTACATCTTTTTAGCAATCGCATAGGAGAATCAACTATGTCGGAATATCGCATTAGATCAACGGGGGAGGTCAAATCTCAAGGCCAACTCCGCAGTATGCACCCTAATGTTTCACTACCTAAAGTGTGGAATACAAATGTTAATGAGGCATTAGGCATTGATCCTGTACTAGCGTCACCTAAGCCTAACCCTTCTGGAGACTATAAGGTTGTTGTACGCAACGGCGTAGAGCAGGACGCCAACGGTAATTGGGTATGGGCTTGGACAGAACAAGATATGTTCACTGAGTACACGGATGACGATGACAACGTAGTAACCGTACAGGCTCAGAAGGACGCTAAGACTGCCGCTGACAATGCCGCCCTAGAAGCCACAGAACGCTCTACAAGAGATAATCTGCTGAAAGCTACTGACCACTACGGGTTGTCTGATGTGACCATGACAGAGGCTATGACAGCCTACAGACAGGCTCTACGTGATGTACCACAGCAGACAGACTTCCCCGGAACTATCACATGGCCTACGAAACCATGAAAAAAAACAATGTAGTGCCGTTGCCAGAGTTATCGCCTATAGATAAACAGTTTCTAAAACTAGAAAAACAACGAGAAGAAATTTTAGAGCAACAGGAAAAAATTAAAAAACTTTTAGGTCAAAAATGAATGGATCCTTTATCTTTAGTTGCTATGGCGTCTACTGCGTTCAAGGGTGTAGAAGTTCTTGTATCTAGAGGCGCTGAAATTGAACACGTAGCTAAGAAGCTAGGCCA